GCAGGCGTTTCTCGAAGAACGCGTCTGGCCGTTCGCCGGTAAGTCGGACGACGCGAACCGGGCGCCGATCACCGCGCGCTCGATCCTGTTCCTGGCGCGCGACGCGTACGGGTGGCAGGAAGACGTGAGTGGGGATTTCGATGTGGTGGTGCCCGAGCCGAACGCGCTGCCCGAGATGCCGACCCTGCGCCGTGACTCGAAAGGCTCGATCCTGCCGACGGTCGAGAACGTGCAGAAGTCGCTCGCGTCACCCGCAATGGTCGACTGGCTGATCGGTTACGACGCCTTCCGTGATGAACTGATGTGGACGCCACGCGGCGCGGTCGAGTGGCGCTCGTTCACCGATCCCGACTATTTCCGGCTGCGGATCACGCTTGAGCAGCGCGGGTTCAAGCCGGTGTCGAAAGACATCATGCGCGACGCCGTGGCTCATGCCGGCGACGAAAACAAATTCGACTCGGCGGTCACCTGGCTCAACGGTCTGCCGGCGCACGATGGCGTGGCGCGCGTCGAGACGTTCCTCACACGGTATTTCGGTGTCGACGACACGCCGTACACGCGCGCTGTGTCGCTCTACCTGTGGTCGGCGATGGCCGGTCGGGTGCTACAGCCGGGCGTCAAGGCCGACATGGTGCCGATTCTGGTCGGGCCGCAGGGCATCGGTAAGTCGTCCGGTATCGCCGCGATGGTGCCGTCGATCGAGCACTTCGTCGAAGTCTCGCTCGGGGAGAAGGACGACAACCTGGCGCGCACGATGCGCGGCAAGCTGGTCGGTGAGATCGCCGAGCTGCGCGGCTTGCAGACGCGGGATCTCGAAACGGTCAAGGCGTTCGTGACGCGCACGCACGAGCAATGGGTTCCGAAGTTCAAAGAGTTCGCGCAACTGTTCCCGCGTCGCCTCGTGTTCATCGGCACGACCAATCAGAACGAATTCCTGGCTGACGAAACGGGCAACCGGCGCTGGCTGCCTGTCAACGCCACGTTTGCTGATCGCGATGCGATCACGGCAGACCAGTTGCAATTGTGGGCGGAAGCACGGCTCAAGTTCATCGCGAACGGGGTCATGTGGTCTGAGGCGCAGGCATTGGCCGGCGATGCGCATGCCGAGCACACGGTCACCGATACGTGGGCGGAAAGCGTCGAGCATTGGCTCAACGAACCCGAGTTCGAGGGTGAAATCCAGCGGCGCGCAACCCCGATTCGGACGCATGACGTGCTGGTCGGGGCACTCAATTTCGTTGCGCGCGATATTCAACGCGTTCACGAAAACCGTGTCGGTCGGTTGATGGTAGCTCTCGGTTTCGAAAAGCGCGTGCGCCGCGTCGACGGGCGCAACACAAAAGTTTGGGTCGAAATTGCGGAAAACGACCTTTGGTAGCGGGATGGGTAGCGGGATGGGTAGCGCGCAAAGCCTTACCCAGTAAGGCGACTACCCTTGCTACCCTTGCTACCCTTCTTTTTATATTAGTAGGTAGAGGTAGAGAAAAGGGGTAGATATACATACCTTACATATACCCTACACTCATTTTGCCCACTAGAGAACTAAGGGTAGCTATGGGTAGCGGGGTAGCAGTGGGTAGCACGCAAGTTTTTACGTATTCGCAAATTATTGCGCACTGGCGGGGGCCGTATGCCTAAACAACTGGTCGGGGTGAACGAGCGCGGTTTGCGGGTCGGTGAAGACCATCAGCGCGCCAAACTGTCGAACCACGAGATCGAATTGATTCGACAACTGCGTGAGCAGGGCATGACGTGCCGGGCTATCGCCGAGAAGTTTGAGATCAGCAAGGCGATGGTGAGCTACATTTGCAGCCATAAGAAGCGCGCGCAGACAGCCGTGCGCTGGCGCTGACGTTCACTTACCCCTAACGGGCTCGCGCAACATGCGCGCATGGCCCACAGCACCTACACCCTTCAACTCGGCGCAGAAATCTGCCAGCGCATTGCGCTCGGCGAGTCGCTGCGTGCTATTTGCCGCGACGACGCGATGCCGGATCAGACCACGGTCTACCGGTGGCTGCGCGATGACGAAGACTTCCGCCAGCGATACACGCGTGCGCGTGAAGACCAAGCCGAGTTCTACCTCGACGAGATCATCGCGATTTCGGACGACACGACACACGACACCAAGCACACCGACAGCGGCGAGCAGCCGAACAGCGAATGGATCTCGCGCTCGCGCCTGCGAGTCGATGCCCGCAAGTGGGCGATGTCCAAGCTGGCGCCGAAGAAGTACGGTGACAAGCTCGACGTGACGACCGCCGGCGAGTCGATGAACCTGACCCACGACCAGGCCAAGGCGCGCTTTGCTGCGCTGCTCGCGGAAGCGGAAGCGAACAAGCGTGCTGAGGAATCGGGCGAAGACCTGCTATGACGCCGGATGAGATGCGTCGGTATCTGCCCCGCGCGAAGTGGGGCGAGCTCGAAGCGATCCTCTCAATCGCGCCGCCGATCTGGGAACCTCTCAAGGGTCCACAAACCATCGCCTACACGTCTCAGGCGGACGTCATTGGCTTCGGCGGGGCCGCAGGCGGGGGTAAGACCGACCTCGCCATTGGGAAGGCACTGACGCAGCACCAGAAGTGCATCGTGGTTCGTAAGAACGGCACCGAGCACGTCGGCATGGTCGACCGCATGAGTGAACTGCTCGGCAACCGTGACGGATGGTCGAGTAAGGATGCGATCTGGCGCCTGCCGGACGTGCAGGTTGAGTTCGGCTCAGTGCCGAACATGGGTGACGAGCAGAAGTATCGCGGCCGTCCACACGATCTGATCATCTACGACGAAGCCGCCGAGATCCCTGAGTTTCAGATCCGCTTCCTGATGGCGTGGAACCGGACGACCGACCCGAGCCAGAAGTGCCAGACGCTGCTCACGTTCAACCCGCCGTCAAGCGCAGAAGGCCGGTGGCTGATCGAGTTCTTCGCGCCTTGGCTCGATCGCAAATACCCGGGCGAGCGCGCCGCGCCGGGCGAGCTGCGATGGTTCGCGACCGTCGACGGCGCCGACATCGAAGTCGCTGACAGCACGCCATTCGAGCACGGCGGCGAGATCGTGATTCCTCGCTCGCGCACGTTCATCCCGTCACGCGTCACCGATAACCCTCACCTGGTCGGGACGAATTACGTGTCGCAGCTGCAGGCGCTGCCCGAACCCTTGAGGTCACAGATGCTCTACGGCTCATTCGAAGCAGGCATGGAAGACGACGCGATGCAGTTGATCCCGACGGAATGGGTCGACGCAGCAATGGCGCGATGGAAGAAGCCTGACGTGATCCCGCCGATGGATTCGATCGGCGTCGACGTGGCGCGTGGGGGACGTGACAACACCATCATCGCGCGGCGACACGGTATGTGGTTCGACATGCCGCTGACCTATGCCGGCACCAGCACGCCAGACGGGCCGACCGTGGCTGGCTATACGCTCGCCGCGATGCGCGACAGTGCGCCGATCCACATCGATGTGATCGGTGTTGGTTCGTCACCTTACGATTTCCTTAACCAGTCGCGCATTCAGGTCTACGGCGTGAACGTGTCCGAAGCCGCGCGCGGCATGGATAAGTCGGGCCGGCTGCGCTTCTTCAACCTGCGCACCGAACTGTGGTGGCGCATGCGCGAAGCGCTCGACCCGACAGCGAATAACGGTATCGCACTGCCGCCCGATAAGCGCCTGGCTGCGGATCTCTGCGCGCCGAAGTGGCGAGTGCAGGGCAAGACGGTGCAAGTCGAGTCGCGCGACGACATCGAGAAACGCATTAAACGGTCACCCGATTGGGCGTCAGCGTACGTGCTGGCGCTGATCGACACACCCAAGCGCGCCGACCTGCAACGTTCACTTACCGCACGGCACGACGAATACGATCCCTACGCATATTCGATGCCGACGCGCAACCGCGCCGAGCATAACCCGTATTCGTGAGGACTAAACCATGTGCGGACCTTTGCTTGTACCGCTCGCGGTCGCGGCGATCAGCGCTGTCGGCACCGGCGTCGCGGCGCACATGAGCAGCATCGCTCAAGGCCAGCAAGCCGATAAAGCCACGCAAGACGCCGCAGCCGC